GATAGAAAGACTGCAAAGACAATAGGACTTGGGATTATGTATGGCATGGGCAAAGGTAAATTGGCAGATCAGCTGGGTGTTACCGTAGACGAAGCGTCAGAGATATTAGCTAAGTTCAATACGTATGCACCGTTTGTCAGACAGTTAGCAGATTCTGTTATGCGTAGTGCAAACTCAAAAGGCTACATCAAAACCATACTAGGGAGGCGTTGTCACTTTGATATGTGGGAACCTTTGAAGTATGGAACGGGTAGACCTATGAAACACAAAGAAGCCGTGCATGAATACAACGGTGAAATCAAAAGAGCATTTGTTTACAAAGCTCTAAACAAACTAATTCAAGGCTCAGCAGCAGACATGACCAAACAGGCCATGGTCCATTGTTATGAAGCGGGTTATCTACCGCTCTTACAAGTCCATGACGAGCTAGTGTTCTCTATCAAATCAGATGAAGACGTAGAGAATATATGTCGTTTGATGGAAGAAGCTGTGCCTTTGGATGTTCCAAACAAGGTGGATGCCGAGATTGGAGATAATTGGGGCGACTCAATGGAACCTAAGAATAATTGAGATATATCTTAGATTGTAATGTATAATGTTATCTACAGGAGTAAAAATGGATACAACTAAATGGAAAAGCGTAGCTATACGTAAAGAGATTGTTGAAGTAGCAGCCGACATCGGTGAAAAAACTGAAAGGCCTACTAGCAATGTGTTTGCGTATGCAGTTAAAAGATTACAAGATGATCTTGAAAGCGGACGCTTGAATGACGTACCTAAGAGCTAATCATGAAACATAAAATACTGTACGAGTCTCCGTACGAGTACGGTGTGTTCTCCAGCGAAGACAGGCGCAGCGGTCGGTTCTACGACTGCAACGGTGTAAAACTTCCGTCTGTCACCACCATATTGTCTGGCACTAAAGAAGGCGACTTCTTGAAGAAGTGGATAGACAAAGTAGGTGAGGAAGAAGCAGAGCGCATCAGAACAGAAGCTGCTACTAGGGGATCGTATATGCACGACATCCTGGAGAATCAACTTGTTAACGGTGACATCTGGGATTTTAAACCTCGAAACGCAGAAGAGAAACGTGCCTACAAGATGGCCTGTACAATTATGGATCAAGGTTTGCCTAACGTATCACAGGTGTACGGTTGTGAAATATCTTTGTACTACCCTGACAAGTATGCAGGTAAAGCTGACGTGATCGGTGTGCACAATGACGATCTGTCTATCATGGACTTTAAACAAACTAATAAACCTAAACGCAGACAGTGGGTGTGGGACTACTTTCAACAGTTAGCTGCCTATGCACTTGCGCACAACGAACTGTACGGCACTGACATACAGAAAGGTGTTGTTATGATGTGTTCTGTAGATTGTTTATATCAAGAGTTTGTTCTTGAAGGTGATGAATTTAAAAGAGCTGCCGAAGCTTGGATGGAGCGTGTAGAAAAGTTTAGTCTTCCAGATCCTCAAGAGGAAGAGACGAATACTCAGTAAGCTTATATTCTTTATTTCTTAACTCAAAATATTTGTTTCTAAGTTCAATTGTAGGCCAGTTACGCGTAATATTGTTAGGATCTCTGCCCGCTTCTTTTTCTTTCTTTTTGAGTTCTTCTTTAGTTTCGTTAAAACCCTTTCTAATATAGGCAGGTGGTTTATAAGGCGTAAAAATTCCTTGTTGCAGTTTAAGTATAAACTGAGCGTCTACTCCTGGTACTTCTTTTATTCTTTTTAATTGTTCTCTTACAGTCTTATCAGATATACCTACTCTTTTAAAAGCTTGCAAATCAAAGTACATTTGTTGCTGTACTCTAAACCATATTTCTTGTGCGTCTTTCCATTGATTTAAAATTATTTCTTCGCTAATAGCTTCTTGTGAATACGCTAAAGGCTGTAAATTAGATTCCACACCTCTTTCAATCGTTCTTTTGTAACCATTAATCTTAAACGGATAACTTACGTCAGCATCCATTTCTGTTGTAGCAAGTCCCATAATTTTTGCTGTAGCATTTAACCAATCTTTATCCCTACCGTATTTGTCGTATCTGTCGTCTCCTTCTTCAAAAGCTTTGTACAAATCGGTAAGTTGAGGGACTGCGCCAGGAGCAGCGTTAGCTACTGCATGGTCAAACATATCTTTAGTTATGTCGCCCCAATTGTCTTCTGGGTTATATATAGGTTTATTAGTATCAAAGTCTAAATTTAATATAAGCTCTGCTTGAACTCTAGATGAAATAGACGCATCGGTATAGGCACTGGTATAGTCAATCACCCATTCTGCTATGCCTTGAAATATACTTGGCGGTACTTCTTTGCCTTTAAACTCACCTTCATGTACCACTCTGTATATGCTTTGCATTACAGAAGCCAGACCTTCGTAAGGCAGTATGTAATCTAAGTTAACAAACTCACCCTTACCATCTTTAATTTCTGAGATAGGCATAAGTCTACTATTTTCTGCGTAATCAGGGCCTAATGTTGCAACAGCCTCCATGTCTTCATCATCTACGTCAAACAAATATTGTCCTAAAGTCTGTAACGTAGCTCCTAAACCATAAACACCTGCTCCGCCTAATAAAGTCCTTTTAAGACCACCTGATATAAAAGGTTTTGTTCCTGTCGGCGGTCCTAGAACCTCACTTCCATCTTCTTGTTTTAGTAAAGGACGTGCAGGAAGAATACCTCCTTCTGTTGCAATTTCATCAGGTATTTTAAACGTCATTTGTTTGTAAGCTATTTGTGGTAAGTTACCAACAGCTGTTCTCATAATTTCTGTAGGGAAAGCTATAAAATTACCGAATGGAAACTGTCTAATTACTTGTGCAAACTTACCTACGTAATCGTAGTTAGGCATACCCATACGAACGTGATATGCAGCAACTTCGTCAATGTAGTCATTAAGATTAGTTGTAGAGCGTAAAGTATTCGCTAAATTAGACTTATACTCTCCACCTAATTTTGTGGTTAAAGTTTCTGCATAGGCTTGTAGTATTTTTAATTTAACATCATCTGTAACATTTGTTCCTTCAATAGAATCTAGCATTTCTTTCATACGCATTCTGTCTGCGCTAAAAGCAGCCATTTTCCAAAAATCATCTGCAGCAGAATAAGTAGCCTGTGCTCCTCTAAATAGTTTACCTAAAGTTCTGTCTACTACTTGCCCTGGAGCGGTTTGTTTTAAAGTTTGCAAAGAATGACTCATTTTACCAAGAGTGTCGTGTCGTCTATTTGACATCCTTGCAAATAAATCTGCAGCGTCATTTAATCTAACGCTAGTATTTACTATACCAAGTTCTTGCATACGCTTAAAATTTCTTTGCGCTTCTCGACCCTCTACCGTAAGTTTACCTTTGTTGTATGTTCCAGCCAGATCAATTAAAGTCATGTTTCCAAATAAGTTGTGTTTAACGTTTTGAACAGCGGTATCTAGACCGTTTTTACTAGCGTAGCCATTTGCTAAAAACATAATTGCCCCACCAATAAAATTTCGTGATTGTGTTGCAGGACTTAAAACAATTATACCCATTTGAATTAAAGCTTTTGGTAACAGAAAAGCAGCATCATATATTGAAAACGCTAACGCTTTTGCATCATTATTTTCATTTATCTCTGTTCCTAAAGCATTCGCTATTTGGCTTGTAGTAAACATGCCTGATAACGGATTAAAGTCGTTTTCTGCTATAGGTACGTTGTATTGACCAATTGGTTCTGGAGAAAACAACATTTCTCCTGGCCTTTGGTTTATTTCCATTATGTCGTTGTAAAACTCTGCTTGTTCTACTAACCTACTTAACCTTTGCAAAGATGTTGCTGCAACAAGAGCAGGGTCTTCTATTTCACCCATTAGTTTTCGTATTGGATAAGGTATGACTCCTCTAGACTCAACTAATCTACTTGGTGCATCTAAGTTGACTCTGTTTTCAGTGCTAGTAAAAATACTTGGAAGTCGAGCAAAGTCTCGTGAAGACTCCATTTGTTCTAGTTTTAAAATGCTGTCTATGACTTTTTTAGCTTTTGCTCGTGTATAGTTTGGTTTGTTTCTATTAACATACAGAACTGATGCTACAGCTCTGTCATACAAGTCTTGCGCTTTTTTGCTTCTTAACCAATCTTTACTAAACTTAGGATTGTAACCAAGCCCAGGTTCAAATATTGCAAAAGATCTGGTTACATATCTGTTTATGTTTTCTTGTATGGTCTGTCGTTCTTCGTCAGTAAGATTTGGCAGATCTAAAATACGTCTAGACAATGAGTCTATGGACTCTCTAATACGAATCATAGGCTTTCTAATACTTTCAGGTAATTGTTCTGCAGCTACAGCTGTTTTTTGTACCTCCGACAATGCTGCTTCATAAGCATCTATGTCTTCTTGTATAGCCGTTCGTCCTTCTTCCGTAGGCTCTGTGTTAAGCTCTTCTTTTAATAAACCTATTTCTTTTTCATATTCTGCTCTTTGGTCAGGATCTAATTTAACCCTTGCACCTGTGTTTCTCAAAAATGCCATGGCTAAGCGATCCACTTCTTGCCTAATTGGTTTTGGCATTATGCCTAATCTAGCTTGAGCTCTTTCATACAAACTTTCTGGTTGCGTATCTAGTTCACCATTTTTGTATGCAGCTAAAACTGCTTCTTCGTATTCTCTAGATATGTCTTTAGCGTTTTCGTTTAAGGCTCTTTGTCTGCTTATATTTTCTCTATTTCTTCTACCGACCTCAAAACCTGTTTCTCCATAAGGTCTAAAAATTCTACTTAAAAATCCTTGCGTTCTATCAGCAAATCCTTCACTGAATTGTGGTAACGTGCTTTCTGGCAACTCTAAACTTGCAAGTCTTCCTAAACTTTCTACATATTCTTTTGCTTTTGGATTTGGTTGATTTGGTGATAAAAATAATCTTCCACTAGCAGTCTTTAACGGATCAGCTGCTTCCATTAATGGATTAATAGCTTCTAGTCTTTCAAAGTTTACTCCGAATGTTTTCCCGTTATCATCTGTCAGCTCTACCACAGCAGATATAGCATTGCCATCGGCTTCTATTTCTCGTCTGTACTTATCAAGATCTTCCATGCCCTCAGGAATGTTTATGTACTCGCTTTTTTCTGTAAAGCTTCCAGCTGTTTTTTGTTGCTGTAATCTAAACGTCAAACCTCTGTCGGCCATTATTTGTGCAAGCTCTTTAGCGGTTGAAGCACGGGCTTGTCTTGCTGGCACATCAAAGTAACCAATGGCTAGGTCTCTTAAATCTTCTACAGTGTACTTATCTGTCAAAGCATTTACATAGTCGTTGTATTCATTCTTACTAAATTTGTAAGGTAGTCCTAGCTCAGACATTCTTGCTCTTGTTTCTGCCTCGGCAAAAGCTTGTCTATCTCTACTGTAATCAGCTGTTCCACTAGGAATATATCTTTGACTTTCTGCCCATACTTCGTAGTTGTCTGCTCCTATATTTTTTTCTACATAATCAAGCAACTCTTCGGTAGACATAGCATCAAATCGTTTTTGTTCTTGGGCCCTGATTGATGGTTCTCTTAACGGAGCTAATAAGTCTTTGTCTGTTTCTTCTCTTATAAACTCTCTTTGTACTTGTTCTTTAACAAAACCTCTTAGTTTCTTTTCTAAGGACTCTCTGCTTTCTCCTGGGAGCACAGTTGCTTCAAAGCCTAAGTCTTTAATTACTTCGGGTATTTGTTGCGGATCTAAATTAGCAGGGTTAATTTGTTCTACACGCCTTTCTGTTTCAGCCTCTACTTTTTCATCAAAATCATCTACAGCTGGTACTCTTGGTTCTTTGTCCTGAACTGCTTTTGCAACTGCACTTGTTGTTGCTTGCACTCCAGCAGCTGTTGTTCCTCCGAGCAAACCTGCTCCAAAAGCTTGCTTTGCAACATCTTTTGGTTTGCCTACTCCTTCTTGTGTTCTTACACCAGAGGCTATTTCTTGTATAACCTCTTGAGTAGCTTCTGTACCCATTTCTCGGCCACCTGCTTTTATAGTGGCTTTAGCTAGTTCTCTGTTTAAAGAACCTACGTTCTTAATACCGATAGCATTCAATAAACCTGATAAACCTGCTCCAGCAGCAGCTGCTGTCCAATCTTCCCATGTTGGTTCTTGTCCTTCTCTACCGTCTCTACGTAATCTTTCTTGAACAATGGGTCCTAGTTGTTGTACTCCTTCAAATAAAGCTGGCCCTGCTATCGCACCAGCTACTGCTACAGCTGCGCCACCTATTCTAGAAGCTATAGAGCCTACTAACTGCCCAGCTTGTTCGACTAATGCAAGACCAAAGTTATCAAATCTATACCCTTCTCCTTGTGCGTTAATAAACTTAGCCGTAGAAGATTCGTAGTTTTCAGGTTCTTCCGTTATTTCTCGTAGCCACTTGCCTACGTCCTTAGCTCCTAATGTTTCTAAGGTAACACCAATGTTTTCTAAAGGTTGATCTAAAGCGTATTGAAAAGCTTCGCCTACGGTGTTTTTGTTTTCTTCTTGTTGTGGGGTGTCTACTGCGACAGGAGGCTGTCCAGTTACTTGTTGGCTGGTCTGTTCAAGTATTTCATCAAGAGTGGGCATAACATTTTATGTTCCTACAGCAAGTCTCCATTGTTGAACAATCTCTTCTAGTTTTTGTTGTGTTCTTTCGTCTTGTGGAATTTTAGCTAAAGCTGCTCTATAAAACTGAGGCCACGTTACATCACCTGTGTTCGTGGTTATTGTCTGATGAAATAATGGAGCAATACCTTTAGGAGGTAACGCACCATTTGAAGCTAAAGCTGCAATAGCTGCATCGGCAGGGTTATTAGATATATCTTGAAAAGCTGTAATTAACTTATTGTATGTAGCAGTTGTGTCCATGTCTTCTGGTTCTTCACCAAGAATCATTCTGTTCAGTGTATCAGCAGGTAAGTTAAACCTACCTGAGGTGCTAGTTCCTGCTCTAAGTGCTGCTCTTTCAGCAGCTATTTCGTCTGCTAGTGCAGTATCTAAAGCACCTAATTCTGCTTGCCTACCAACATTAATTTTTCCTAAAAGTTCTCCTGCTGGAGATCCAACTGTAGCAAAACCTTGTCTTGCTGCTGAGCCTATTTCTTTAGCTAAACCTCTTCTTTCTTTCAACAACTCAGTTAGTCTAGAAGTGTCTGTTTGCGCAACATTTTTTTGAGCAGAACGTTCAGCGATAGCTGCGAATAAGTAAGCTTCTTTTTGTTCTTTTGACATTCCTTGCCAAATTTCTATTGGAACGTCTATACCATATTTAGCTAAATCTTCTGCAGTAGCAATGCTTTCTACTACACCACCTTCTTGCATACCAGGTATGGTGTCTGCTTGCATTATTTCATCTATAAGTTGTGAGTCAAAAAGTTTGTCATTAGGATCATCTATTTCTACACCAAATTTAGCTTTTAATTTATCCAGCTCATTAGTGTAAGTAAGATTCATGTTTTTTATATAGTCACCTAAATTATCTAAATTACCTTGAGATATATAACTTCTGATTTCTTCTTTAAAAGTATCTTTTAATTTATTAACAGCACTTTTGTAGCCATCAGGTCCTTGGTCCTCCGTTACTTCTTTTTTGACCTCTACCTTTTCTTCCATCATTGGCATATCAGGTACATCTGGTTTAGTAATGCTGGCCAGACTGTTTAGTGCTTCGTTTAGTTCATTGTCGCCTTCTTCAAACAACTGTGTTTGAGGGACGACACCGCCTACTTGCATACCAGGGAAAGGTACGTAGCCACCTTGCACCATGGGTACAGGATCAAGGCCAGACATGATACCTTGCTCTCTCTTAGAGAACATCTTTCTTTTCTTCCACTGCTCGTGCATTAACTTGAGCCTCCTGATGTAGAACCAAATCCAGGTAAGTTAATGCCTCCTCCTAAAAGACTTAAAAGACCTGCTAAAGGATTATAAGGATTCGCTACAGGATTAAACGTAGTAGTCGCATAAGTCTGTGGTAATAATCCTAGCATACCTTGTAAAGTGCTTAAACGTTGTCTTGGTTCTGCAGCCAATCTATTAGCTGCATCAAACTGAGCTCCGTACATTTGATCTTGTATGCGTCTGCCTGTTCCACCTAGTCCTTCAAAAGCTTTTATTTGGTTTAACAGATTACGTTGAGCAGTGGTTCCAAGACCAGCAAAGCTTGTGCCTAATGTGCCAAGTCCTCTGGCTGCGTTTTGCGCTGCTGTTGTGGCTTGTCCAAATCCTCTTGAGCGTATGCCACCTAAAGCTTCTGCTGCGCCTCTGCCAAAGGCTCTTTCTCTTTCTTGTTCCATCAACCTGCCACGAGAACCGCCATAAGCTCCTCTGCTTACAGCTTGTGCTCTGTTAGCAATGCCTTGTTTTGCGCTAGCTTCTTGTAGGTCTGATAGTGTTTGTTGCACAACATCTTGTTCGTACGGATTGTAAAATTGTCTAATGCCACCTGGCGTGTAATAACCCGCTCCTTGTTGCAACATCTGTCCGCCTTGTTGTATGTATGGGGTAAACCCACCAAGGCCACCAGCTAAAGTTCTGGCTTGCATTTCAAACGGATCTAATCCTGCTACTTGTCTAACAGGAACTGGTGTTGGTGTTTGTGCTAAACCAAACGCGGATTCTAAAAATCCACGGCGCATTGCCGAAGCATACGGCTCCTCATACCTCGCAGTAGTTGTATCTCCAGCAGCACTGCTGCCTGTTAAATAGTTTGGATTTATTGCCATTACCCCATCCTCTCTGCTTGTTTCATTAAATTATATAAGTTTCTTGCACCTAAATTCTCAGTAGCTTTTCTAGTCATAACAAACTCACCTGGTTCTAGTCTCGCTAATGTTATGTCTCCAGGGCCATCGTCTTTGCCAGCACCGTGTATCCCACCGTGTTTCATTTCTGGTGGAGGTGCGTTAGCGTAAGCAACACCTGGCATTAGTGCAGGTTGTATATTAAATACTCTGTAGTCAGGCATACTTCCTATTCCTTGACTACCGTACGCTTCCGCTCCAATTGGAACTTTTCGATCTTCTTTGTCTTTGTCCTTTAAGTAGTTATATAAAAGCAATTGTCCTATGGGTGAGTTAGCAAAGTCTGTAATGCCTCCAGTGACTCCTTGCATGATTCCTTGTGCTCTGCTTTTACCTCCACTAGAACCTTGTCCAAGAAAACCTAGAACAGTATCTAGTAAACTACTAGACGTGTCTGCATTCGCTATTAAGTCTTGCGTTGAGGGCAGAAACAAATCAGGGTAAAGATCTTTTGCTACGTCTTCATAATCTGATGGTTCATCAAATAAACTATCGTAAACATCTTTAAAGTCTACGCCAGGCGTGAAACTAGGTGTTAGATCAGTTATATCATCAAACAGATAACTAAAATCATCATCGTCATTAAACAAACTTGAAACGTCAAAAGAACCTATGCCTGTATTAGGCGTGCTTGGTGTTAAGTCTGTTATATCATCAAACAGGGAGCTGTAATCAGCGTCATCCCCTGTTAAAAGATCATCCATCCAACTAAAATCTATATCTGCCATAACTCTTCTATATTATCGTTTTTTCTATTCGTTGTCTTGTTTGTTTGAAGCCCCAAAATAAAAGGATATGATAGCACTTGCTAAGCCACCAAGGTAGCCTAATACAAGGTTTATCAAAGCTTCTGAGTTCTGCTCTGGGGGCTGAATGGTCACTAAAAATATATAGCCCATAAACCCACCTACGACAGCTATACCTATTACTCTAGCCGTCCAATCTTTGCTGAACTTTCCTCTAGCATCTTGTACGTCTGCTGTTTCTAATGCAAACAAGTCTATGTCCAGTTTTTTCATCTGCACTTCAAAATCAGCTTCTACTTTCTTTAATTGTGCCAGTTGCTCAGGACTAGCTGTTTCCATAGCCTTTTGTATTTTCTTTGGCTCAGGATCACATCCTAATACTTCTGAAATCATGTTTGCAGCCATACCACCCATAGGACCGCCTAGTGCTGTTCCTATGGTTGGTGCTACTGTTCCTACAAGACTTTTTAATATACCTAGTTTCATTAACACTTCCACCTTCTGCGCGCTTGCCTAATTCTTGAATTAGGATCATTTCTAGTTTTAGCAGAGCTTCTCTTTAATTGACCTAATGATCTTGCGCAATAAGATTTACGTCTTTTAGCTGCTTTGCTACCTTTCTTAACCTTACCTGTCACAGCTGTTTTAAGCTTAGAGCCAGGATTGGCTTTTCTGTAAGCACGTACGCCTTTCTTAGTCATACCAGCACCTTTCTTAGTAGGACGGTAGTTACCGCCTTTACCAGTGGTTCTGCGTATTGGTTTAGCTTTTTTTCGTGCCACGTCTTCTTCTCCTAGTTGTAGTTCTTTTTCTGGCTGCAGGTTTTTTCTTCTTTACTATAGTACGAACATTAGTGGGTTTACCTCCTGGGTTACCTGCTGCTCTTTTTCTTTTTACTGCGCTTTTTCTTTGCGCTGCTGTCATACTTTTAGCTTTAGATCTTGGTACACATTTAGGGTACTTACGCTTACTGCTTTTAGCAGACTTTCTACCGCATGCTTGGAACTTACCTTTTTTCTTAGGCGCACCTATGTCCACCCAATCACCTTTAGGCCCCTTTCCAAACCATGCAGTCAGTCCACCTTTAGGTTTAGCCATTATGCGTACTTACCTCCACGCTTTTTGTACGTACGCACTAACCAGCCATTAGCATACGCAGAAGGATAGACCTTAAACTTCTTTTTAGCCTCAGCTTTTACTCTTGCGTATAAAGCTGGGTTAGTAGGTTTAGCACCGCTTTTCTTTTTAGTCTTTCTAGCTGATTTCTTTTTTGCAGTTCTTGTAGCCATTATCTTTTCTTCCTTCTTCTAAGTTTTCTAAAGTCTGCTCCTGTAATCTTGTTACGAGGCTTAGCTACTTGAGCTATCTTTTTTTGTTTACGAGACAATCTTTTTGCCATTGTTTTCTCCTATGATAATTTAGTTTTTTTCCTACGATTGTTGGCTACTGCGCCACAACCTTTACTTTGCACCATTGTCATGCCTGGCATGAATACGCCTCCAGCTTTCATCTTCGTAGCTGTCTTTGCTGCGTTTGCAAAATCTTGTGCGCTTGGTGCACCTTTGTCACCTTTCTTTCGCATTTTGCGTCCTGACTTTCTTTTCTTGTGTATGTTTGCGTACAGACTCATTAAGGTCTCCTTAGTTTTTTCTTATAGTTTGACACATTTTTTACTTTCTTTTTAGTTCTTTTAGCCATTCAACATCTTCTCCCTAAGCCTTACTGCTCGGTCTCCAACTTGAGTTGCCCACTTGCTGTCCATCATTTCGACAGCTGCTGTTTCCCAATCTTCTTCTTGTACTGCAGCTAGAAACTTTTTAAATTTACTTAGTCTTGGATAACCTAAGTTAAAGCACATGTTGGCCATAACACGTTGTCTTGTATCGTTGAGTTCTCGCCACCACTCCATGTTTTTATCTAGCTCTGCGCAAACTATGTCTACGTCTGCATTTAAACATTCTGTTACTCTTTCTTCTGATACAGGCGTACCTAAAGGTTTACCGTGTTCTTCGTCTTTTTCAGTTATCAAATGACCAACACCAAACGTAGGGTATCCAAGGTGGTCATTATAAATCTCATGAATAACACCTTCGTCTAACATAAGTTCTTCTAATAATCTAGCTCTGTCCATCATAGTATTGGTATTGTTGTTGATCCATTTGTTGATACGCTAATTTTTCCAAGAGAGGCCACACCTTCCACGCCATTTTCCGTTCCTGTATAAAGATCGACCCATTGCTCACCTGTCCATAGCTGTAATTGATTTGTAGCTAAGTTCCAAATGATATCTCCTTTCTCAAATTGATTTTCGTTACGTTGTGTTTCGTTTACAGCAAGGGTTGAATCTACATCTACTTTATTAAGACTAAGCTCCAAAACTCTAACTAATCGATTAAATGTTTCAGGAGATATTTCGCCTATAGCAATAGGTAGTTTTGTTTCTAGTATCTTAGCCATTACCTTCTGCCATTTGGTCTTAAATCTAGCCTAGTTGCACCTATCCTAAAACCTACACCAAGCCTAACTCCTACAGTGTTATCGTCATCAGACTCTATTCTAAGAACTGCTTGCCTTGCTCTAAGTCTTGTATCTATTTTAGTGGTAGTTGCAGTGCACGTGCTGGTTACATCAGTTGTTAAACTTTCACCAGGAAAGTTTCTTTGTTTTAGCACAAAGTTTATTGTCTGACCTGAACCTCCGTCTCCTGTAAATTTAATATCAGGAATAATTCTACTAATTGATTGAAATTGGTCTCCGTTGCCTAATTCAAAGTCACTGGATTCTATAAAAACGTTATCCATAGGAGAACCATCATCATCGTTACCTGTTTCATGATTGTATAAATAACCCACGTTGCTGGTCGTGTAAGTGGCCATAGGATTATCAAATATACCTTGATCTATCCATGCGCTTCTGGTGAGTTGACCTATCGTCCAAGTGTTATCTTCATAATTGTAAACCACGTATCGGTCTATAGCTGTAGCACTTCCTGAACAATAAAACCAGCCAACTTCATCAAATTCTTTATTTACAAAAGCGAAAACTTGAAAAGCTTGGCCTTCATTAAGGTCGCTAAACACGTAGTTTTGAACAGTACACGGTATATCTTGCACAGAACCGTTGTACGTATAAAAACCTTTTTTATCCATCCAAAAAATACCTTTGGGCGTATTAACAGCTCCGTTTGGAGAAATAAGGCCTACACCTTCGTTTACTAAATTTATTCCAAATGTAAAAGGCTGGCCTATAAAACTCATGGAATATAAAGCCGTGTCAGTCCAAATTAACGTTTCTTGTCTGGCTCGCAACGCTCCTATAATTTGAGACCCTGCGGATAAACGCAAAGACCCAGCTGTATTAGTAGCTAACGGTTCCCACTCTGCAACGTTTTCTTGGTCACTCCAAGCGACTAACAATGGATCAAGCGTTCCTGACCTAGAGCTTCCTGATATAGGATCAGCTCCTAAACATATAACATGTCTATCTACATCACTGACCAATACTTGTAACGCTTTTGTTGGTGTTAAGTTTGCTCCTGCTAAATCCGATAAAGCCACTGCTCTAGTGGTTCCTAAAGTAGCTGCGCTTATGTCGTAATAAAACACTCCTCCCGCTCTGACGTTCATAACTAAGTCTTCGCCAAAATTATCGTGTGACCATAATCTTAATTGGTTAGCAGCTGTAATTGCTGTGGAGGATCCCCATGTACCTGCTCCCCATGTACCAACTCCCCAACCTGTAGATTCAACGTAAACGTCTAGGCCTACGTTAATTTGATAAGCACCAACAACAGAACTTCCTCCATTACCCGTATCACTAGAGTTTGCAGTTACAGTTGCGTCTGAGGTATCTTTCGCTGTGATTGTATAACTATTAGCGTTAACAACTGTTGCTATTTGGTACTCTTGATTTAATACAGCAGCAGTTATGTTTCCACCAAGCGTGGCTGCTCCAGAAAAAGTTACAAAATCATTTTGTTGTGCGCCGTGAGCTGTGTCGGTTATTGTAAGTGTAGAACTTCCATTAGTGGCTGAAAACGTAACGTCTCCTGCAGCGGTTGTTAGTCTTATCGGTGTAATGTCATAAAAGTTGTCCCCTTCTTTTATGTAGTATTTCCAAGTAGCTCCTAAACCAAGATACTTAGTTAAAGATAAATCTACCCAAGCATGCAAAGCTCGAACAGTTGATTGATAAGTATTTAAAGTAGCTTTTGCCCAGCCACCTATTTTTTCTGGCAGTCCTTTACGAAATCTAACAAGATTAGCATTAAACCATCCTCCACTATTAGAGTAGTCGGTTCCTTCTTGGTTGATTCCTGGTCGAAATATAAATTTTTCTAGTGCCATTACTCATCTATATTAGCTTATCTATTCCCAAAGAAGCAGCTGTTAGACCATACAATCCCCACATAATATACTCAAGTCTTCTAAACTTAGCAGATCCTTCATCTAATCTTTTCTCTATATTTTCATAGCGAATAGCGCACTCTTTTTCGTGTGTGCTGATTTGATGTATTGCGTCTTTAACTGTGGCCATTATTTTTTCTTTTTAGGTCTGCCTCTTTTTTTCTTTTTAACTTTAACTGTTTTATATGCTTCGTTTACGTTAGGAGTAGATTTATCGTCTGCTACAAACTTGCCTTCTTTAGTTCTAGCTCTTACAGTTTTTTCTTCTATACCTCTAACATTGTTCCAAAACTTTTTAACAAAGTTGTGATACGATTTAGGAAGCCAACTCATTATTTATCCTTAGCTTTGCCGATATTTAAAGCTAAAAAATCTATAACTTTATAAAGTTTTGCTAGTAATTTATCTCCTTGAGGAGTTGGTGTAACCGCAGCTACAAGTGAAGCTATAGCTATAATAGCTGTAATCCACATAAATAAATTAATCCACATCATTTTTTTCTCCTTTTCCGTTTGGTTTAGGTTCATCTATAACTTCTAAAGTGCTTTGATAAGCAACTAAAGCCGTTACTCTTATATCTAGTTGATATTGCATGGTTGCTAATTGCTCTTGAAGACTTTGTATTTCTTGTTGCAAAGTTTCTGTATAAGCTATTCTTTTCTGCAACTGAGGATCTACAGGTTGCTCTGTAGTTTCAGTAGTTTCTACTGCTTTCTCTTCAGTCATTTTTACTCCTTATGAGTTTGATGCAATATACGCTTTACCTGTAGTAATAGCTGTACTGCAATCATTCTTTTTACTTGAAGATGATCCTTTTACGTTAGGGTCTGTGTATTCTAAGATAAGTTCTAAGTGGTCAACATTACGTTGTACACACTCATTTATATCAGCTTGTGACATATCTGTATCAGCTTCTGCTGAACCACCAACGTACTCTGATTTTTTACCCTTCGTATTAATATCATTAATAACAGTTACGCTATCTGTTGCTGCTGTTAATACTTCTGCTACTGTTTGAGCCATATTATTCTCCTTATGAATTTGCGTTTATATAATTTTTACCTGTAGTAATAGCTGTTGTATAAGCAGATTTATCTACTGAAGAACCAGCCACATCTGGATAGCGTTTAGTGCCGTCATAAGCTAGTACGCTTTCTAAATGTTTTACATTATTATCT